TATCAGTTGGGTCATATTGCTCTTCTGATGTAGTTACTTCNAATATCTTATATATAGATGCTAATGTTTTATAATTTGAAATAGGAGATTTTATGAACCCATCTAAATCATATGTTTCCTTAATTTCTTTAATAAGAGTATATTTTTCTTTTGTAAGCTTTTTCTCGTCTAATCTTTTACGAGCTTCGCAAATAGTGTCAATGAATTTTTCAGCTTTGCTTTCTGAGTTATATTTTTCATTTATAAGATATTGATATAATTTCAATTCTTTAGATAATTCCTTTTTAGAATTAAAATGCTCTTTTAATATTTTTTCTGCGATAGAATTTATTTTGCCAGACATGATTTCTGAGGTCACTTGTCTAACCAATAATTCAAAAATAAATCCTGTATTTTTAAACTTTGAGTGTTTAATGGTTTTCATTAATTGCTATGATTTTCTGATATAAATATATTTTTATATTACTTTAATTAATTTATTTAGAATCTTCTGTCAAAATAGTCTTTTTATTTCCCATCATATCCTTAAAGATTTCTCTATAATTCTCTCTTGGTTTATATTTAACAGAACCTTCTTTTTGTTTATTAGCTTTTTGGCCAAAGGGGTCTCTTCCTAATGGATGGTCATCTTTACCATATCTAACCGGGTCTTTAGGTCTACCAACATTTCCTTCAGTTTCTAATTCGTTATTTAATCTATCTAACTCTTCTTCAACATTTGTTGGTTCTCCTTCTACGCCAGTTGGCTTAGCAGGGTCAACACCTTGTGTCTCAATTGATGTTAAACGGAATGTTTGTTTTGTATCATCCAATACATTCAATGTTAATTCATCCTGCTCTTCAGGAGTCATATCCATTATTGTATCATACATCCATTTTTTAGAAAACATTTTAGTTTGTTGCATTTGTTGGATTAATGCCACCTTTGAAGTATATAATTCAACCTTTTCTTGCTCATAAATTTTAGATGGAATTGTTAATTCTAATGAAAAATCTAAATCATCTGCATTATCTAACCCTTGTGCGTATAAATGTACAATTGCAATTTTAGTTAATTCTGACACCAATACTTTTTGAATTCTTTCTATTGTTTTAGCAAAACGAACATCTTGTGATGCAAGAGTTGATTTACCACTAATATCTTCTTCATATCCTAAATATGCTTTTGGAATATGTAATGCAGCCATTAACTTATTTTTTAAATAGTTAAGGTCATCCACCATATTATATTCTAAACCTTTTAGGGTATCAATTGAAGTACCATTATCATTACCTCTTACAGGCATATAATAATCTTCAATAAGGTTTTGCATATTGTATTTTAGATTATAATCGCCAGTTGCTGCATCAACAAATGGGGTCTTTTTACTTGCATTTATAATTTTTTGCATGTAATTATCTACCTCATTTGGTGGAATATTACCTACATCAATTTTAAAGATTCTTTTTTCAGGTGCTCTCATAATACGGTGGATTAACATCGCATCTTCCATAAGAGTTAATTGTTTCCAAACTCTCCTTGCTCCTTCTAACATTGATTTACCATAAGGTAAGAAGTTTGCGTCTGAATATAAACGGAAATGAGCTACTTCGTAATTTTCGTATTCTTTTTTATTTGAAGCTTGTGTACTTCCGTATGGATTAGTATATGGTGAATAAACAAATTTTACTCTTTGGGGATTTTGCATATCAAACCCCTCCACTCTACTAACTTCATAAACTGACATTGGTACTATGTTTATAATACCTAATTCAGGAGCAATTTCTAATTGTAAAAAGAAATCACCATACTTTACTAAGTTTCTACTCCAAGGCCATAAATTAAATTCTATGTTCATTATATCATAGAATAAGTTATGAAGAATACTTTTAATATTTTCATTTGAACAATTGATTCTTAATACATCACCATGTTCATTCTTTGGAGTTGATTCATCGGAAAAAATATTTAAAGCAGAAGATAAGATAGGGTCATTATCCATTGAATCATAATCTCTGAATAAATCTGCTCTTACTTGTTGGTAAGACATTGCAGATTCTAACATTCCCGTACTATATGCCGGTGTTTTCATTTTCATAAAACGGTCAACAAGGTTAGTTGATATTGATTGGTATTCATCCGTATCAATGACTCTAACACCTTTTTTTGTTTTACGAACAATGGTATTTGTTGAAAATAATTTTTGTAACCTACCGAATATTGTTTTATCTGCCATTTTTATTTTATATTAATTTATAAAGATAAGTAAAATTTTTTGAATTACCAAATTTTACCACTTTCTACAAGACCAATAATTTGCTTTATGTCTTGGGCCTGGACTATCACAATTCATTCTTGCTCTAAATGATTTTCTAGCTGCAGGATTTGATTTTCTAATCTTCATTCCTTTTTGCCCAAAGTTTACCTTAACAACATTTCCTGCTGGATTCTTTACATATACTTTGAACTTTTTAATATCACCTTGCATTGGTTTACCCAACTGAACATTTCTACCCTGATATTCTGCTTCGTAAACACAATTACAATTTGCTTCACTTAAATCTTTAGAATATGTTCTCATAAAAGAAATGAAATCTACCATATCCTCATCTTCTACATCATATTCTTCTGGTTCAACTAAGCCATAATTTACATCATCATCTGAATCAATATCTTCACTTACAGGAACACAATTTGGCACCATTTTACCATTTTTCATTTTACCACCAACTTGCTTATACCCATCCCAACAAGCTTCACATAATGCGTTAGCTTCTCCTTCATTACAAGTTTTCCAACCACCACCTTTACCTTTATAGTTTTTTGCAGCCCATCCATTTGCGTATGCTGATGGGTATACATCAAACTTAGATTTTGCTGCTGATTTAGATGCAGACCATTTGCCTGGGTCTGTTGGACAATTCTTTTCTAAAAATAAATTTAGTCTTTCTTCTATATTCATATTTTCATTTTTTTTCTTTCCTGCGCAATGTGCTTTTTGAGAGAAACCTTTTGGATTATTACAATCTATACTACTTTTATATTTATCACTCCACTCTTCATTTTTTGGTTTAGTAGAAACATTTATTGGTGCTTTACCTTGTCCACTACTACTTTTACCACCTCTTCCTGCATCATTTTGTGCATCTCTCTTTCTACGAGTTGCACTTTCTTTTTCTTTTTTACTCATTCCAGCTGCTTTTGCTGCAGGAACACATTTTGCATAACCTTTTTTTTCTCCCGAAGTTCCACATGGTGGGTGCTTTCCATCTACCTTTTTGCCGATGTTTACCCATTTTTCTTTAAACCATTTATCTAAATCTTCTCTCATCTATAAGCGTTTCAATATATAAATATAGATTATCCAAGCAACCACTTCAAATTTTCCACTTCTCCATTACCTATTTTCATTTCATATGGATTATCTTTTTGCCAGTTGCTAGTATACACCCCCTCTTCATATGATTTAACCGTAGATGAATTCAACATTGCTTTAGTTAAATCAATTCCTTCTTGCTTCAATCTAAGCGCTGTATTACGAACCCATAATCCAATACCCAATGCCATAATCAAGTCATCATTATAACTTTTCATAGCCTCAGCTCTACCCGAACTCCAAATAAAAGTAAACATTTCATCAATCAATCTGCTAGAACGAATAAGAATATCTTTTTCTCTCATATAAGTGTCTAATGTAGAAATAATAAGAGGACGAGTTTTAGAAGTAGTTGAAAATCCTGCAACCATCTGTCGTTCATCTCTATAATATTTATTACTCATTTGCCTTTCGGTATCAATGTATTGTAAATCCTTACTCATATAAAATAAATTAGGATATGCTCTATTAATTACTTGCTGAATTGCTGACCAACCTACATTTGCATTTTCTATAATTAGTAATGCATTATTATAATCAGTTGCTAAACTTACTAATAAATTTCCAAAATCTTTTGTATCTAATCTCCCTCTATATTCAGCNACTTGAGTACAATCTTCAATATCTAATACTTGAGCAGTAGAATAATCGGCCCCATCGCCTCGCGCCACATCGGCTACAACCATATATGATTTATTGTAATTTGGGTATTCCCATTTCCAAAGATTGCCATCAAATCCAGCTTTTTCTATTGGCTCCATCACATATGTATCTTTATACCAAGTCAATAATGCCGGGTCGATTACAGTATCACCAGAACCAACAAAGTCGCAATCACATTCTTGTGATGAACCTTTTATTCCTAAAATTCTAGTTTGTTCATCTCTCCATTGTTGATTTCTTTCAGGGTGTACAGTCCAATGTAAGTTAATACAATTGAAACCATTTGCACCACTTTCACCATCAACCCACATTTTGTGAAACCAGTTACCAATACCATTTGGTGTAGATAATACGATTGCTGAACCACCCGTTGCTAGGGTTGATTGTGCTGATAACCAAATATCATCAATATCTCTAATGAATGCCGCTTCATCTACTACTAATAGAGATAGAGCTTCAGAACGACCTGCATCTGGAGAACTTGCGATTGCTTTTACTTGAGAACCATTTTTTAATTTAAGGGAAAGTTTATTATCTTCTACCGATGAACTACCACCATCTCTTAACCAAATAGGAAGTAAGTCGTGCATAACTCTAACCTTTTCTACAAGGTTTTTAGCTACCGTTACTTTTGTTGCAATAACCAATGCATTATAGTCTTGGTTAAATAACATCTTCCAAAGTATAAAACCCGCCGATAGAGTTGATAAACCTAATTGACGGGATTTTAAAATTATATTGAACCTATTATCTTTAAAATCATCTAAACAATTTTCCTGAAATTGATATAAATGAAATGGTATCTTGCCTCGTGTTGGATGTTGGATGACACAATATTTTTTCATAAAGTATATCGGGTCGTTTGCAGACTTACGATATTCTTCAGCAATAATATCTTTTAGATTCTTTTTAGGCTGATTTTGAATCATATTGAATTATTTCTTTGCTCTAATCTTCCAATATACTCCACCATTAATGTAAGGAGTCAATCTACCATTTGTTCCATCTACTACTCTATTGGCAACACCGATTCCTAAATTGAATATTTTATCAGTTTTAGTATTTAACAAAATTCCCATTCCAATATGAGATACAACATCTGCTTTGTTAAATCCACCTTCAAATCCGTAGAATAATTTTGTTTTAGGTAATTCTTTTACAATTGTAGTTTCTTTAATAATTCTTTGCTTAACATTTGCATTAAAAGTTCTACCTAAGATTTTGTTTTGTGAGATTGTATCAGTTACAGCCACAGTTCCTAATGAATCAGGCAATACTAATACATCTTTGTATAATACTTTTGAATAATAATCTTTAAGTAATGCAGCTGTATCAATAATTGTAGGAATAAGAACTTCCTTTTCTACAATTGTTTCGTGATAAATATCTTCACCTTTTCTAGTTACTACTTTTGTTTTAACTACTTCAACTGTATCAATTTCATGTTTAATAAGTTCATACTTTTTACCATCAACTTTTACAATTTCACCCGTTTTTGTTTTGTTTCCACCGCATTGTTGGAAAACTACTATTGCTATTAGTAATAATAATGCAATGTTTTTAATGTTTAAGAATTTTTTCATAATTTAGTTTTTTATTAATTCTGTGTGATTTAATTCTCGTAACTTATTTTCTAATGCCTCTTTCCTTTCCAATAGTGCTTCTATTGCATCGGCAGCTCCATTAATATCTTTTTGTAAATCTTCTTTAACTTTTTCTAAGTCAATATCCCATTGCCAATTACTCATGCTACCATCTTCATTAACAAATTCAAATTGTTTAGTAACTCCTACTAAAGCATCTTCAAATCTCATTTTTAAATCTCTAACATAAGCTAGTTGGTTTCTACTTATTTTATAATCTTCATAAAATGGGAATGTACCATCTAATCTTAACTTAGTTTCTAATTTAGATAAACAATTAGCACACATTCCAGTCTTACGAATTAATTTTTTATCTGCGTTACCATATTGTATAGTTTCACAATTTTCAGCTGAACAAGTGTTTAATTTAGAAAGATATTCTCTAACATCATCCATTTTAGAACGGTTGATTTTAAATCCTTCTTTTTGTTCCCACTCCTTACCATCTTTATCAGTCCACACTTCTCCAACTTCTCTTTTTTGTTCTACATCACCTTCGTAACCATGAACTCTTTGAGTATTATCAGTTCTACCAAATACCGTATCTATAATTAGTTTACGAGATTTGTGCATCCCCTTTGATTTTTCATCAAAACTTTTTCTTTTTGTCATATTTCTATATTGTTAATAACCTTTTATATATGTATATATATATAATTTTATTCGTAAAATATACCTAATATCTGATTTAGTGGTGCGAATGTACCTGTAAGTTTATAAGTACTTCCTTTATAAACAAATACTATACCCTCATTTGGAACTATTTTATTTTTACCACCAATACTAGCCAATCTTTCTAATTCCATTTTTAATTTAGCTATTTTAGATGGGTCACCACTACCTCTTACTTTGTCTGCAGTTGATTTCAATCTATCTTTCATACTACGAACTGCTTCATCAGGATTAACAGTTAAAACTGAACCCATAAATGAAAGAACATCTGCTCCAACACCCAAAAATATTTCTTCAAATTGTCTAACATTTTCTTTTTGTTGTTTTTGTACATTTACTTTATCGTTATCCATTGCCCACTTTTGAGCATCTTTATCAGCAATAGTATTTAAACGGAATGATTTATCACCAAATGCCCATCTTCTTACTAACGCTTCTTTTTCTAATTTTTGTAATTTAAATTTTGATTTATTTACAAAATTTTCCCACCAAGCTTGATGGTATTCAGAAACACCAGCCTTATCAGATAATTGGAATTCAAATTGTAACTTTTGTAATTGAGTAAGGTACTTTGTTTGTTTTGAACTTAACTCCTCTTTTTTAGGTAGTTCTGTTACAGGTGGACCTTGTATTGTATACTTTGATTGAACATCAGCGTTTACTTGCTTAATCATTCCTGCTAACATTGTTGCTGCTCCCTGATTTGCTCCTACTGCAACACCTTTCTCATCATAACAAGTTGTATTATGAAATACTAAAAGAGCTTGTCCATAAGGTATAACATTTACTGAAGTTGGCCATATTACTTCTAAATTCATAAAACATTTTCCTTCATCAAATATCTTTTTTCTTTGGGGTTCTGATAGTGATTGAATTGCCGCAGATAAATCTCTCATAGCAAAGTTATAAGCATCGGTTAATCCACCTCTACCCGCAAACTTTGATGCAACATCTTCTATACCCATTGCATTTGCTCCTGCGTTAGCTAAATTACCTTTATTTCTTGCTGCAATTAATCTACCATTTTTCCAACTAATTGCAAGTGCTTGTCCATCAGTTTTTTCTCTTGTCAATTCTAAATTACCAGTCAATGCTCCTCTAATAATATTTTTTAAATCACCAAAAGTTAAATCCATATCATCAAATGGATGGCTCATATGTCCGTATGCTCCACCTTCATTTAGGGATTCTTTNAATGCAGATGATTTTATTTTATACCAACCACCGCCTGGCATTCTGAATATTCTTGCGGGGATTTTAAAAGTAGAACCTATTGGTAATTTACTTTGATATTTTTTATCAATGTGAATTATCTTTGTTATAAATTCTTTTGTTTTATTATCTGCTCCTAATAATTCTACTTCAATTTCAACTGGCTGTCCACCGATTTTTATTTTACCGGCGAATAAACCTTGTGTAAGTTCATTTAAGTTTTTTTTTTCATCTAAACCCAACTTATCAGTAACATGAGTTACTTCTTTATATCCATAGTTTCGTAATGTTCTAGCTATATCGTTTTTATTAGCTTTTGGGTCGTTACATACTACTACTCCAATTTTTTTTCTACCAAATGCACCCGTAGTATCCCACATATTCATAATTGCTTTGAAGTGCCAATCATTTGGACCTACTTCATTAAATACTGATTGTGGGTTTGATTTTTCTTCTTCCCCTCTTGGAATTCTAAATGTGGTTGCTTTTTTTCCATTGATAGTTGGCATTCCCCAATCATCTTTTCCAATATCTTTAACGGTAGTTTTTTTATTTTTAAACTTACCCATTAAAACAGTATCACCTTTGTCAACATCTACATTAATATCTTCATTATATATTTGTTTGTTGATTCTTCCATACTCTCTCATTAGGATTCCAGCTACCGCATGTGCTTTGTTTTCTATTGGAGAACCATCGGCCCCATCGGTTTCTGCATTTGTAACCAATCCCATCTCATCTTGCTTTCTATGAGCCATTTCATGTGCAAGTGTTCTTAAAATATCAGCAGTTAATCTACCTTCGGTTGCTACATATATTGATTTATCATCAGGATTATATCCACCCAATGATGTTTTTACTTCTGCGAATTCTCTACCACCAACTAATGTAATATTTGGTGTTTCTTTTAATTTTAATCTTTTAGTTGCAAACTCTACAAAATGTTGAATAGATTGTTGCTTTGATTCTGAAATATCTTCTTTCATCAAATCCGAAGCGTTAGCCATAGATTGATTTTTAGTTCCTTCTTTTTTATATTGATTAAGTGTTTCTATTAATTGCTCATCAGATAGTTTATAGTTTTGCATTATTTCTAATGTTTTTTCCATAAAGTTTGGTACGAATTTTTTAGTATCAAATCCCTCTTCGCCATCTTTATTTTCAAATATACCAGCAGCTCCTAATGCAATACCTACGCCAGATGCTTGAATTGCATTGGCTCCTAATGCTTCTGCCGCAGAGTGTTTTATAATATCTTTCATTATATACGAGCCCAAATGGCCTCCACCAAATTTGGCTGCTATTTTTGCTCCGGCTCCTTGCANAATACCACTAGCACCAGCTCCTTTAGATGCAGCCGATACGCCACCGATTAATCCTCCGGTAACTGCGATTGAACCCATTATTATTGCAGTAGTTTTTGCAAGAGTCTTAATACCATTTTTTTGTCTTTGACTCTCTTTCCAAGACTTTTCTGCTAATTCTTTTTCTTCTGATGATAATCCTTCTTTATATACAGGTTCTTTTTTTGTTTTTGGTTTTCCTAATAAATTTTTAGCTTGTATTTTATTACCATCTTTATCTTTAAGAGCATGCCCATGACTATCTGTTTTATAAACCGGTACATCCTGCATTTTTGGTTGTACCTTTCCAAGTAAATTTTTTTCACCTGGTTCTGTAAAATCATCCCAATGAACATTTTTACCATTTTTATCTTTAACAGCCCCAAATCTTCCGGTGGTTGCTAATGATTTTATAGCTCTACCAGTTCCAACCAACATCTCTTTGTTATGCTCCAATGTATGCATAATACCTTTTCCTACATATGATGCTGCTTTTTGTATTGCGCCAATAGCTCCCTTTCTTTCTTGCGATTGAGGGTTATTTACTTTATTAAGTGATTCATTATCTTCTTCTGATAAATCTTTTTTAGCCTTATCTAAGGTTTCTTTAACTCTTTGTTCACCTTTATCTTTATCACTCATTTCAGCAGAAGATTTTAATTCTGCTCCACTTAATTTTTGCTCAGGCGGAGGGCCTTGCTCTCCTGACTTTACACCACCTGCTTTTTTATCAGTAGGTTCTTCTTTTGCTTTATCAATTTTACCTTGAGCGGTTGCCCCTTTGTTAACAGGTTGACCTGGCTGAGATGGTTTAGGTTCATTAACAGGTGCATCAGCAGGTCCTTTTGCCATTGATTTTTTCTTAACAGCATCAACCTCTTGAGGAGTTAATGTACGAATCTTACCATTATCTGATTTATGTGATGCAGGTTGTCCTTCTTTTCCATAATAACCACCACCTAAATGGGTTAATCCCATTTTTTCAGCTTCAGTTTCTTCTTTAAAATATGATTTAACAAATTCTTCAAATATATCTTCTGCTGCAACTCTACCTAATATTTCAGCTATTGGGTCATAAAGATATTCATCATCTGAAGTTGATTCAGGTGAATTTCTAAATTCTTTATTTTTTCTTTCGATATCTTTTACTTGTTCTTCTGAAGGGTAACCTTTATATAGTTCTTCATTTAATTTACTTGTTATCATATTGAATATATCTTTGTCAAATGTTGGATATGCTTTTGTAAAGCCTTTTTGTTTATCTTTATTATCACCTTTACTTAACCAATTACGAACATCAGTTCCGCTAATAGCGTTATCTTCTGCCGGCACCGGATATACATAACCTATTGTATCGTAACCATACCCAGTCTTACCTTTATATGGTTTAAAATATTTACCTGCTAATCTACTTGCATCTTTCTCACCAACTGCTGCAACATATGCAGTAGTTTTACCATCCATACCACTTAAAACTTCTTTTGGTGCATATGGATTACGAACTTGAACTATTTTGTTTGGAGAAATACCAAACATTTTATTCATTATAGTTTTCTTTTCATTAAAATTAAAAGGGGATTTAGGTCCTGAAGTATCATTAGAAGTTCCAATATAAACACTATTCACTCCGAACTTAGAAACTAATTTCTGATAAGTAGCATAGTGCCCCTTATGGAAGGGTTGAAATCTACCAGCGTAAACTACTACTACTTTTTTAATTTCAGGTTTATCTATTTCTTTTATATTCATGTGTATAAATATCTTATTTATTGTACTTTTAGTAAGTACTAGTCTTTTTTTAGGTCAAACATACGGAATTTTTTTCAAATTTCCAATTAAAGTTTTACATTTATCATCCAAGCATTGTCTGCTATTTGCTCTTTTGATACCAAATCATACTTAATTTGAGCTATTCCATCTTCTTTATAATTTATTTTTTCTTTTTTCATTTCTAAAAATAATCTCCTTTCATTTTTAGCAGTAGTTTCTCCTTTAGCCCATTTACCATCTACAAATCCTTCGTCTGAGTGTGG